TACTTTCTAAGTGATGGGCTTGCCTGTTTCAGGATCAACGCCCTGCGCCAAGGCAGCGAGCATCTGTTCCAAGGTCGTGTACTTCTCAGGTTCCTTGGTAACCTTTGCGGGGTTCGTGAGGACATCCCTGAAGCCAGCTTCCGTTACTTGCATCTGCGGGTTCCCCTTGCCGCCACGCTCCTCCACCATGTCGTTGATGGACTTGACGTTGGCTGTGAGTGCCTGGGGGTTAGACGCAATGGCCTGCCGCTGACGTGGAGGGGTCTTGCCCATCTGCCAGCCAAGCGTTCCGCCTACTACAGTTCCAAGAGGACCAGCGACGATGCCGCCAATCGTAGCGCCACGAGAGGCGTACTTCTGCTGGCGGTCACGCTTGACCTGAGGGTTCTCCCCTTCCTGCATGGGGTTCTGAGAGCCTTGCATTGGGTTCTCTGAGTATACCTCGTCACCAGGGCCAGCTTGGGGGCTGTAGGATTCGGGGGTGCTGGAGGCCAGCGAGGTGCCAGCAGAGGGGGCGCTGTAATCCGCAGACGGGGAGTAGCCCCATCCGGGGACATTGCCCGTACTTGCGACACCAGCAGTTCCCCTGAAGTTGCTGGGGAGACCCTGCGGCGCGAAGCCACTCTGTGGCGTGAAGCCGGGAAGGCCTGCGGGCGGCGCTGTAGGCTGCTGCATGTTCTGCGAGGGTGCCTGCTGTAGGCCTGCCATGCGGGCAGCAGCGGGGTCACGCGCTGTGTTAGGCAGCATGCCTGTGCTGGTCGGGGCTGGGATAGCGGAAGACTGCGGAGGGTTCCAAGAGTCCATTGCGGATTGCAGAGGGCTTTTGGGGGTGGAGGCGAGACTGGTCGGGCTTGGAGTTCCACCGAAGGGTCCACCAGCAAACAGAGCGCCACCGTTCTCAAATGAAGTCTTGTAGGGACCTAGAGACTGTACCTGTTCGCGGGACAGAGCCTGATTAGGGTCCCAGCCAGTGGAGGCTGACAAGTGGTCCTTGTAGGACCTGTTAGCAGCAGCGGAATTGTTCTCATCCACTGGGGCATAGCGATCCACCACTTCGTTAATCGTGGTGCGCCCGCCATCGTAGTAGCGACCAAGCAACTCGTTCTGTGCTGCGAGTCCCCACCGAGGATCAGTGTAGGAGGCATAGGTCAGCCCGTTGGGTGACTTCACAGGCCCAGCGTATCCGGGGACTTCACTCTGCCACTTGCTGTTCAGAATGTTTCCAGGGTTGTTGGTGCGGATGCCTACAGGCGTGTACCCTAAGCCATCCTTGATTTTCTGGACACCATCAGGGTCATAAGACACATCCTTGAACTGCTTCAGATTGTTGAAGCCATCCACGATGCGATTAGCGTCTGTGACACCCAGATTGTCCATTCTATTGACGTTGTAGCCTAGCGCTGTCCGTACATAGTCACCGGGAGCGGCACCAGGCATTGCACCCTTTGGATTAGGGGCAGCGCCTTTGACTACAGGGTCGTAGCGCTGAGACATCGCAGCCATACGCTGCCTGTCATAGGCGTTCTGTGCGGCGGCATTGGGGGCTGTAGAGCCCGAATTGATGAGGCCCTGAATAGACTGAGGCTGCTGCCCAGCCTTCAAAGCACCCGCAGTCGCATTGAGCTTCTGGGAGGCGTAGGAAGCCGCCATGTTAGGGGCCTTGTTACCGCCAAGCGTGGACGGACCAGCGTTGGTAGTCGGACGGGCAGCACCTGAGTAGCCATTCAGCTTGTTCGATGCAGCCTGTGCGGCGGCATTGGGTGACTTTGAGCCACCTCCAGTGCTTGTGGAGGAGCTTGAGGGGGACTTTGAGCCAGAAGACGAGCTTGAGGGAGACTTTGAGCTAGACGAAGCCGAATTAGGCCCCTGCCCAGCACCTGAAGGACCCCTGCTCTGTCCACCTTGGCCTGTACTGGCCCCTCCACCAGTCGAAGTCTTGGTCGTGGTGGTGCCTGTAGTGGTCCCAGAGCCTGGGCGGGAGACACCCTTGGAGGAGGCACTGTCATCTGCGTAGGCCTTCACGCCCATATGGCTGCGTTCAGCCGTGGTAGAGCGGTTAGCCTTGATGAGGGCCTCTTCACGAGCATTGATGTAGCGCAGGCGGTCCTTGGGGATGCCTTTGCCCCAGTCAATCTCAAGCGGGAGCTTCTTCTTGGCCCTTGAGACAGCCAAAGGCTTCTTGGGGATGTTGGTCATATGAAGCCCTTCAGCTTGTAGGCGAAGACAGTGATGAGGATGTTGACTGCGATAAGCGCACCCACAGCCCTGTTCACGAACTTCTCCATGGCAGTTACCCGCTCCTCAAGCTCTTCGTGTTTCTTAAGGCACGTAGGGCTGGGGGGTAAGTTCTCCATGGACTTGATGAGAAAATCCAACTTGGTCTCCAAGCGAACAAGACGCTCTGCGGTGTCGATGGTATCGTTAGGGGGCATCTTGTTCACTCACGGAAGGCTAGAGGAGACGATAGGCCAGAAGGATGATCAGGCACACGGTGAAGGGAGCCAGAAGCCCCTTCCAATCGAAGGGCAGGCCTGACTCCCACTGGGTAAACTCACGGCCAGCGTAGAAGGCTGTGCCAGCAGCGAGGCCTGCGGGTAGACCTAAAGGCCACCACAGGACTGCGGCGATTAACAGCGCAATCACCGCATGGCAGAGGTAGTAGCGCGGGAGCGGGCAGTTCATTATGAAGTTACGGCTTTGATGATGGCAAATTTCACAGCCACAGCCTCCGAGAGGCTACCGCCCGTGGTGTTGGTGAGGGAAATCTGGAAAGACCCCGCCGCTCCGGTTTCTGCCTGCACTCGGTAGGCACCAGCAGAAGCATACCCGCTTTGGCAGTTCACAATCACCAAGTCAGCCGCAGCCATTGTGCTGTTTGTAACAGTAAATGACACAGTTGCCCCTGCGGCCAAAGCGGCGGCATTCATGGTTATAAGTCCGTTGGTCTTGTTCAGCGTGACGCCCGTGGACTTGCTGGTAATCTGCGTAACCGTGCCGCCGCTGCCCGTGCCGTAGCCGAGGCCACCGGATGAGACGTTCAAGACGTTTCCAAGATTGTCGATCTGAAGGCGGTCAGTTGCAGCGGTCTTGAACTTGATAGGGCCATTGCCGCCAGTAAGAAAACTGGCCTCAATTGCGATGCCGTTTGCGCCCGAAGTTGCGTCAGGAGTAATGACAGCAACAGCCCCCGCCGCCGCAGCGCCACGAACCCACGCAGGCCCAACTGTGTCAAACTTCACACTAGGGGTTACGCCTATGCCTACGTTGCCTGTGCTGCGCGTGATCTGAAACGGAGTGCCGAGATAAGCACCAGCATCGTTGTAGCTGTTGATGATAAAATTAGAGCCAGCGTTGGAACCACTTTCGGCAGTGGCTTCAGAGGAAAGAACCCAGCGACTAGTTGCGCCCGTAAGGAACTGGATAGTCTTTGCCACGGCTGCATTGGCCTGCAACGAAAGGAGCGCCTGCGAAGCGCCCGTACTGATAAGCTGGTCAACCGTGAACGTATTGACGCGGTTTTCCTTCGGGATAACGCCGCCCTCCACAGCCAGAACACCCGCAGCGGAGCGGGTGATGGTCGTGTCTGAAGCATGCCCTAGCTCTATCTGCTGGGCTGTGTGGGTGTTCGTAATGCTGTTCAGCGGAACCGCCACGCCCTCTACTGCAATGACACCCGCAGACACCCGAGACAGAGTGGTATCTGAAGCTGCCCCAAGTTCAATGGTAGCGAACTGTGGGTTACCAGCAGAGGTAAGCTTGTTAAGATCAGCCTGTGTCGGAGTCACAGCCCCCGTGATGTTGGGGAAGGTCGCCTTGACAGTAGACTTGATGAGCCTGAGGTGGTCATCAGCACGGTCCAGGGTGTCAGTGCCAGCCGGATTGCTGGCGTTGAGATCAGAGATGAAAGTGCCTGCTTCGAGGGGCATGGGGTTACCTTATGTGACGCCATGTCTACGCATGGCTTAGCTTGAGGTCAGCCCTCAGTAGGGAGACACAGGAAGGGAGACAGGTCTTCAGGTTACTTTAAGTCGGCTGAGAGCTTCGCTAGAAGCGACTTGAGCCTGACTAAGGAGGGAGACCAGGGAGGAGAAAACAGAATAGACCCAGAGGAGGGCTACTTAAGGTAACTTACGGTAGGCTTGGTCTTAGGGTTTCACTGGATAGTGATACTCCTAGTCCCAAGCGGGAGGTAAGGCTTGGGGTTGGCGTAGAGCCAGACTTAGAGTTTACTTAAGGTTACTTTAAGTAGAACCCCCCTACCCCCCATTGCGGCTATCCCCCGAGGAGACGCATGGGACCCTAGAGACCCAGGGCAAGGGCAGAGAGTGTGGCGAGAATATGTTCAGTAATGATATAGGCTGGGGGACATCTATTTGGTCCCCATCTTCTCTAAGTCTCCCCAAAAGGGGGGGTCTCGAAGCCCTTTAGTGGGCGATATCAATACGATAGGTCCAAATAAGGACAGAATGTCGCACCCCCCACCCAATTGTGGCCAGAATGGGACCCAATGGGACCCTAAGGGACCCCGATTCCTGGCGTCTTTCACTGCTGCTCAAGGTCAAACAACAACCAACAAGACCTTAAGCGGTTTTTTTGAAGTGATCATTCGGCATTCATATGGGCTAAATGGCCTCAGAGGGACCCTTGGAGCCTGTCGCCAGCGCTCAGTAGCGTCCAGTTCCCCCACATGCTCCCCCACTTTCAGGCTAAGCTGTTGATCTATCTACTATATCGTAGGATGATAGAGACTAAGGGGTAGCGATGAGGGACATTTGGCCTAGACATTTGGCATTGCGTAATACTTCGCAATACATTGGGCTATACTATTAGCGCGCGTAAATTTATTGGTACTATACTTCGTCTTTAAAAGAAAAGGCGAGACTTACTGTCCCGCCTCAAGTATTCTCTAGAATATCCATTCGATACATCGCACTAACCCATAGAGTGCTAAGAGTACGGGCAGCGCTATCAGATCTCCCAGTAACTTACCGTCCATCCAATGCCCTCCTGAGCTTGCCTAATGTCTCCCTGGTGCTGCGTCCGTTGAACTCTGAGTAACTCACGCCACCCCCGTCATTGATGATTGTATACAGTGTCCGGTAGCGCCGTGGCTCACCCCAAAGGTTAGCATAACGCAAGTGGCCGATCATGGGATACGTGAGGCCTCTTTGAGCGTTGAGTGCATCGACAGCTAGATCGATCTTAGATTTCCGCATTGCTCACGCTCCTATCATCTTGCGGCTGGTCAACCCATAGCAGCCTAAAGCCCTTGCAATCCGCATGCGACTACTTTCCGTCACCTGAGACGGGACATGCAGTGCGTAGCTCGTCACCTCGCCAGTGGCATAGTTCTCGTCTACCTGATAAAACGTGAACCAGCTCGGGTTACGGATAGGATAGCTATCAGCCTCGCAGTGACAGCCAATAGCTCCAAGGTTACGTAGGTAGCTCCAAGCCTCACTGAATGTTAGTTCCTGGAGATAGAAGCCTGCGTCCTCTGCCTCCCCATGCTCTGCGCTTTCTGGCGTGACGGTCTCATAGGTAATGCTGAAGCCCTTACACATTGTTCGCATCCTTCATTGCGTCTTCCATGGTCTCGAATGGCCCCACTGGGTCGCTATCGTTGAGGCACCCTGGGAAACATGCGGTCCAATAGTATCCGGGGTCGAGGTACGGATCGGCCGCTATGAACTCAAGGACGAATGAACCGTAGGCATTGCCCAGTTCATCGATGAATTGATGATAGCCCATGGTCACACCTTCAACGCTGCGAGGAAGCCAAGCGCGAACGCCATGAACCCTGCGAGGGCCTGCACTCTGATTGTCCACTGCATGATCAATCCTCCTTGAAACTGCGAATGATGTTTGCAAGCTGCTGCATTGAGGAGCGCATGGCGGCGCTATCACTCATTGAGGGCGTTTCGATTGACGCTGCCACTTGCTCAATCTCGTGGTTCTCCATGAGGGCGAACAAAGCGATAGCGCGCACCAGTTCATCGAATGCCTGTTGTGGTAGGTCTGAGGGGTAAAGCATGTGGAATGTCTCCGTTTGTGTTAGATTTGAACCTGGTTAAACAGCCTGAAGAACGTCGAACCCTGCGTTCCGCAAGTTCCGTTCCCAGTCGTTTCCATCATCAATGGCTAGGGCCTTGTTGAATGCCTCTTGGCTATCGCTAGACGGGAGAAGCAATGCGCGGCTGGCGCTGTTGCATGCTGCCGTCTTCTTATCGTAACCATAGCCTCCGGCTGAACCGCGAACCATTGGGATGCCAAACCAATGGACATAGGCATAAAGCCTAGAAGCGCCGTCACGGGGAAACTTGAAAGCAATGTTAGCCACTCTATCGCCATGGCGCATGATCACATAGGCGCTCACGTTAGAGAATGCTGCACGGTGTTGGTCATAGATGTTCTTAGCCATGTTGACTGTCTCCTTTTGTGTTACATTAAGCGGCGCTTAAGCCGCGCCTACGTCATAAGTAATTACGAGCGTCTCGCCTTCCGTCCTGCTCACGTATTCCCCTGCCAGCGTGGCAAGGTGGAAATCGTCGGGAATGCCCATTGCTGCGAGGAGGTCAAGCTTAAGCTCCATGGGCTGTGAAGCGTCCGGCAATAGGGCCTGCTCTAACCAGCGAAACATGCCGGGGGAATAGATCAGGGGCGTTGAGTGAATGCGGAGGGTTGTCACTTGGTTTCCTCCTCAATGTGGTTTCCTTCGTTGTCTACTGTTCCGGGCACAATCCACACGGACCATGACGGGCTGTCTTCCGGCTTGTTCCTGTAGGGATCAGCGAAGTACATGTCTAACAGGCTCGGCAGCCCGCCCCTAATGTCCTTGCCATAATACTTGATAACCATGGTCTAGTTCTCCTCTCGTTTGATGATGTAAGTATGCCCGTGCTTTGTGTCTCAAATGTGGCATTAGTCGCCTCTTGTAGAATATTTACATGCATCAAATCAGGTGACGATTACAACTCCAGGTACTCTATGCCCTAGAAAGCCCTCAGAGGCACCGCCAGCGTCCGGAAATTTCTAGGCTACCTCGGGACCTAAAGCCCCATTAAAGCCCGCCACGGGCCTTCCTAGAGCCTCAGAACAAGCTGAGAACAGACCTCCCGTTCCCAGGATGAAAAACACCGATCCATCAGCCGGCGAAGGGTGACGAATCGGTGCTTTCGGTAGACTTATAGTTGCTATCTGTGGACGGTAGCAACTTGGTGGCATTCAGATTTTCTAGTTAGCGGATGGCATTCAGATTTTGCGGTTGGTCGGGCTTACACGCCACACACCCCACCACTGCAAGCATCATGGAACACCTCCTTGAACTCGGTGCCCTGGTGCTGCTGTGCCTCCTTGTAGCTGACCGTGGTAATCGGCTGGCCACCCCTGCTCCCATCGGGATAGCAAGTGAACCCACGCATGCGAGGGGCATATGAGGCGAGGGCTTTGGCGAATGGCATTACCGTATCCTCATTGTTCAACTCAGAACCCCAAGGAGGCAAGTTGATAGTGCTGGAGATGGACTGGTCTACATAGTCCTGCACGTCAGCCTGAAAGGCCATGCGCCGCGTATAGTCCCTAGCGAGGTCTGCTGCTGTTTCGATGGAGTCGGGGTCTACGCCGTAGCGCTCAATCAACTCATTGGCTGTGTGGTCTACCTCATACTGGTAGTGCCACTCTGTGCCGTTCTTCAGATACCTTCGCTTGTAGGCGACTGCGTAAAGGGGTTCAATCCCCTGAGTGGTTCCAGCCAGTAGGCCGATAGTGCCTGTTGGAGCAATGGCGCGGTTAGCAACAGGGGTAGACACGCTGCAACGGGCGGAAAAATCAGCAGCCTCTCTAGCAGAGACACTCTGGTAGATTGTAAGCCACTGATGAAGCTCTGGGGTAACTCCGAAGCGCTCACCTCTCTTAAGCAGCCATTCGTGAAGCCCCATGATACCAAGACCCAGCCGTCGATTCTTTTCTCGAACGAGATGTACCTTACTATAGGGTAGTTGGGCCTTGAGGGTTCCGCAAATGAGAAACTGAGTTGCGAGTCTGATGACATCCGTGAGTTCCTGTAGTGACTCAATGCGCCCGAAGTTCAGACTGCCCAGATTGCAGACATCGCTGTCATCCTCTGAGGTGACCTCAGTGCAGGCATTGCGTAGCGTTTCGTTCTCTTTGTGCCAGAAGTTGAATGAGAAACCTGGCTCACCTGTCTGGAGGGCTTGGCGTACGTTCTGGATGAAGACATCCCCAAGGTCATTGAAGGCCTCCACATTGGTCAGCCACTTGGTGTCGTAGTTGACCGATATGTTGGTCATGTCGAGAGGTGCAGGCCAGTTGAAGTCATTCTCCTTGACCTGTGCGAGGGACGTGGAGGTCCCAGGGACAATCATGGAGTGCCAGTCCTTGGCCTTGAGGAAGTCTTGGATATCCCCATGCTGCCAGTTGAGGCTGGCGTAGATGGCAGAGCGGCGTGAGCCACCCTGCATTACCTTGCGGCCGATCTCGTTGATCATCTCCATCTTGGGGATGGGACCGCTTGCGGAGCCGCCAGTGCGGGAGAGGCGAGACCCCTTGGGGCGATAGGTGCTGTAGTCTACTCCAATGCCACCTCCGGTCATCAGGCAGGACTCGGACTTCCATGAGAGGTCAGCCCAATCCTCACGGGTATCCTCCTCAGCCTTCAACAAAAAGCAATTGTTAAAGAATTTGTTCCTACGTCCTGCGTAGTACAGGTATCTTCCGCCTGGGATGAACTTCATGTCAGTGATGTATTGTGCTAACTGTGCCATGTCCCCGTGGGTCATCACATCACTACACACATCATCCACTAGCGTATGTGCTAGGGCTGTCCATGTCTCTGCACCTTCATGGGCATACTTATGATTAAAGATGTCTTCCGCCATCTTGGACCGGAATTGTGGATTGCGGTTAGACTTGAACGTCATTGGTGGGCTTGTTCCTTCTTGTTATATTGCTCCACCACTGCTCATTGCTGTGTATGCGATGGCAGTTGGCACAGAGGATTTCACATTTTCTAATTTCAGAGAAGAGTCGTGTTAACTTAGTTGCTGCCAGCCTCTGCGGTATCAGGAACTTCTTGGTGGTGGGATCAATGTGGTTGAAATCAAGAGCAGCTGGATGTTTTTTGTATCCGCATTGGACACACCCGCTAGACATCTTGATTACGTCAATCCATCTTTTGCGCCTGTGATACTGCATGCGTCTTTTGGCATTGGCCTCCATACGCGCGGAGGGGTCTGTGTAGGCCATTCAGATTTCCCAATAGTCTTCTTGTTATGAGTTGAGGGTGCCCCATTGCGTGGCCATGGCCTCGGCAATCCCTGTGTATGTCTCGCTCCTGATCTTCCAGCGGTCCTCTGAGGGTCCCAGCTTGTTCTGACCGGAGTCTGTTTGATTGGCCCAGCGCTTCTTGCCGTTGACTAGCCGTGGCTCAATGATCTGAGTAGGCGTGAGTGGCGGGAGGTTCTTCAGCCAGAGGCATGTGGACTTTGAAGCGTCATGTCCAAACTGCCATGGCTGGATGAGTTGGTCGTATTTGCGGATCTGTGTAGAGATGCAGCCTATAGGGTTCTCAAGTGCTATGCGCTCAATGGGAGCGTCCAGAAGCAACCTCACGAAGTCGAGGGCTTCAGCAGTCAGGTCAGCGCGGCCTGGAACTCGCTTGTTCCAGTGGAGACCTGAGGAACACAGATAGGTACAAGGGGGATGGGCTATCATTAGGTCCCACCCGTCATTCAGAATATCCCTGACATCACCCATGTAGTGGGGGCCAGCCTTGTCGGTAGGCAGAAGGTCACAGGACATTGCCTGATGACCCTTCGCCAGAAATGCATCTCTCACCGCCCCGCTGTATTCGCAGGCGATGAGTACCTTCATGTAGACTTTCGCTGTTTGTGGACGATCAGGTCAAAGTGCTGATGAGCTTGTTCAAGTACCACTGGGCCTTCTTGAGGTCCTTCTCCTTGTCACCCTTCAATGGTGCCCTGGAGACATACTTGATGACATTCGCCACCAAAGCAGCCTGATGCCCCGGATAGAGGGCGCACACTTGCATGATGTAGTCGATGGTTTCGACCTTGCCATAGTTGTAGTGGAGCGGGGAGTTGACCTTGTCTTCCTCATGTTTGGGAGTAGGACATGCAGGCTCATAATACTCTCCCGCTGTATACGCAGCGTCTGCCAGTCCGTTTACGCAGTGCTTGTAGGGGTCCAAAGCTTCACCTCGTTATCTATCCAGTTTTCCTTGCGCAGGATGTAGGCCATCCGTGCATTGAGCAGCGCATCAGCCTCAGTCAGTCCCGCCTTCTCATAGGCCTGCACCACGACACCCCAATGTGTCTCAGGGTTGCCTTGCAGCAACTTCTCAGCCGTCTTAGGTCCCACCCCCGGACACCCTGGATACCCATCAGTCGGATCACCAGTCAGCGTCTGGTACATGTGGAAGCGGTTGGCCTCCTCAAGCGTGATGGTCTTCAGTTCCCCTTGGCGATACAGGGTGCAGGGGACTGTCTGGAGGTCCTTGTCAGGAGACACCACGATGGCATCGGGGAGGCTTGTGGCCAGAATGCCAAGGAGGTCATCAGCCTCAAGGTTCTCGGCACTGCGGGTCTGGTAGCTGTTCCTAAGCCAGACCTTGAGTGGCGAGTAGACGAGGGGTTTACGTGTGTTCTTGCGGCCTGACTTGTAGTCGGGATTGATGTCGTACCTGAAGTTCTGATGGTCTGACAGGCAGACTATGAGTTCCTCAGGATCGAAACGCTCTATAAGCTCATCGATGTACTTGGCTGCTAGGTCCTGAGATTGCTCCAGGTTGGCACTCAGTACCCAGTTGTCATTCCCCCAGTCACAGGAGAACTCCGTGGCGACTGAGGATGTATAGAGGACGATGTCCCCGTCGATCAGTAAGGTTGTCACGGTGTGTAAGGCCCTCCGGGTTGGTTGATCCGTGTGTCGGGAGGACACTGGAGGTGATACAAACGGTATTCGTTTGGTCTCTTGGTGCAGCGTATGATTTCCCCTGCGTTGGCATAGGGGCTTGAAGATAGCAGGCTCACACCAGTGACTGCGCCCAAGAAGGCGAAGCGGTGGTATTTGTTCATGTGGTTCCCTTCAGCGCGCGGAGGTCGGCGGCGATTTCCTTGGCCGCACATTCGTATCCGCTGTTGGTATCGTTCGACCATTCAGGCGACCCGCACCTATATTCCGCCACCCTCGCCGCTTCCTCCAGCGCCTCGGCGCGGATGAGGTCGATGGCGGCTCCCCACCACGCACTCGGGGATGTTCCTCCCGGCTCATGGTTGAACACCCGGAGTGCCTCTATCCGTGCTTTCTCCACCAGCGCGGCGCGGCGGTCAGCGGTCATGGGGCGGCTCCTTCTCAATCGGCACATCCCGCCATTCAGATTTCGTGCCAGCGGCGTTCCAGAACAACTGCTGCAAGACGCGCTCGCGGATGATGTAGTGGATTTCGTCCGGTGGCTGCATTAGCTTGTCGCGCTCAAGGAAGCGCAGGGCGGTGGTTGGCACCATGCAATTACTCATCCTGCTTCTCCTGTGCGAGGGCTGCGCGGGTAGCGGCTTTTATTGCCTCTCGCGCTTGGTAAACGCCGTCCAGCAGCCCTGCCTCGTAGCAGTCCTTGGGCGTCATCGCTGAGTAGTCGCGATCTGGCACCACCACATCAACATCCACTGTCGGCGCTTCAAGCAAGGCTGCGTTGATGCGCGTCAGCAGCTTGCACTCCTCGCTGTCGGACCAGATCGCCGTCTTGGCGTGGCTCTGCCATGCCGCCACTTCTGCCCGCAGCCGCTCCACCTCGGCGCGGAGGGTGGTGAGTTCGGTGGCCTGCCGTTCAATTGCATCTTCCAGTTCGCTTATCTCAAGGTCACTCGCCATCACGCGCCTCCTGCGGCAGGGGGAGGATGAGTCGTTTTGGCTGTGCTTCGTGTGCCATCTGATCGGTATACATCCCCGGCCACGCCGCGAGGGCTGCGGCGATGGTACGGATCACCGCTTTCCGGCAACTACTGCATTCGCAACTATTGCCACTGTAGGCTCGCAATGCCGCCTCCACCACCTCTGGCGGGATTTGCTTCTGGTCAATCATGCCTTCACCTTCTTGATGCTGGTGATCCACCCAGTAGGAATCGCAATGCGCCTATTGCTGTCGTGGTCATCCTTGTCCTCATGTGCCCTGTCGGCGTAGAGGATCAGCATGGACGCAGGGTCTGCTGCCTTACCCACCCAGCCGACTGAGCGGCAATGGGCAGGCTTGAGGGATGCAGAGCGATGATCAGCCCAGCCCACGTCAGCGCAGGCGTCATACCAAGTTACGAGGACTAACTCCCCCTCCTGTACCTTAACGGAGGTAGGCTTCTTCTTCTTCAGGGTCTTCTTCGGTGTTGACGCCATAGATTGACTCCAAGGCCAAGAGGCCCTTCGATGTTATGTTCCAAGTGCTTCCCCAGACATCTGGCGGGAAGATTCGGGTAGTGATCCAGCCCATGCAGGATGCAATAGCCACGTAGTCTGCATTCTCCCTGCCAAAGTCTGACTTGGTGGTGAAGCCAGTTCGCCACGCCTCGCAGAGGACGGCACATACAGCGCGGTCCATCCCTGCCTTTCCTGTAGGCATCTTTGGGTTCCACTTAATGTCGTTGGGTTTTTTCTTCACGCTTCCTCCTCGCTACTTCTTCCTGCGTAAGCTTGGCGTGTTCTGATTTAGTCAGCAGTTCGAGATGTTCTGGGTTGCAGCAGGACCGCACACCACAAACGTGGTGTACTTCATAGCCCTCAGGTATCTCACCTACGCGCATGCGGTAGACAGTGCGATGAACCCTTTCCTCATAGTAAGTACCGTTTCGTGGGTTGCCCCATCTCTTTCGCAAGTACCCATCATTTGTCAGCTTGTGTGAAGTGGATACGAAGCACCCTGTTTCCAACTCAACGAAGTGGAGGGCGCGGGCTTGGCACTCAGTGAGTTTCGGCCCAGTTGTTGCCGACTTTGTATTCGGCGGCGAGAGGACACTTGAAGGAGAACTTTTCTCCGACTTTCGGTGCTTCTCGAATGCATGTTGTTCCGACAAGTTCTTCTAATCCTTTCTTGACGGCGATTTGCACTTCGTCGTGACACCATCCTAAGTAGTAATAATCCTTGCCCCATATGAGGCCCTGACGTTCCAACTCGTCTCTGATGGCCAAAAGGTAGGCCTTGCAGAGAACACTTCCGGCGCTCTGTAAAAGTGAATTTAATGCGCTGTGGGGTGACCTGATGGGGACCTTGCGTCCATCGATGGACAGGATGTGGCCCTTCTTTGCCGCCTGCCCTACGTTGGCCTTGAGGCTTGCCAGTGCTGGAAGTCCCTTGGCGAAGCGCTCCATGACACGGCGGGCTTCGGACTCCTTGCACTCCAAGACCTCGCTGATCTTCTTCGGTGCCGCACCATAGAGGTAGGCATAGATGAAGCGCTTGCTCTGGTCGCGGCTGGTGAGACCCGCGGCCTCCATGTTGGTGGTATGTACGTCACCTGTCGTGACTACCTTGGCGTATTCACCCTTGTCATAGTAGGCCATGTAGTGGGCGAGGCAGCGAAGCTCCAGGCCAGACATGTCGGCACCCACCATGGAGAAGCCGGGAGGTGCCTTGAAGAGACTACGGCATTCGTAGCCGTAGCCTCCTGCTAGGCCCCGCAGTACGCCTGACTTAGCCTTTCTAACAGAGGGGACTTGGGCGATGTTTGGCTGTTGATGGGTTGCACGGCCAGTAACAGTTCCATTGGGGTTGTATCGCCCATGAATACGACCTTTGCGCTCCAGCTTAAGCCATGCATTCTCGCCTTCCGCAAGTTGTCCCACTCGCTTCTCAATAAGGAAATATTCAGAGAGCGCTTTTGCTTCTGGGTACTCAAGTCCTGAGAGGACCTCGTCATCGATCTTCGGTTGGCCATTCTCAGTGAACTCCTTTGGCTTCCAGTCATACTTGTCAGTCAGACACTTTGCGATATGCTGCCTACTGCTTGGATTGAAGTAGACGGTCTTCATGAAGGTCTTGGTGTCACCCGCAGCCACCCCAAGCTTCTTGTTGGGACGCTTATAGGTGACCACACGATCCACCACCTCCCACGGTGGGAACAGTGTGAGCAACTCGGTCTTGATGGCCTCCCTGCGGGCTGAGAGATGACTATAGAGTTCCAAGCCACCCCTGACATCGAAGGGCCACCCCTCGCGCTCCATGGAGGCGCAGAGTGTCATCATGTCATGTTCAAGCTGGATGGCCTGCTGGGAGTACTCAGCGGGCTTCAGGTAACGATAGAGGGCATGGGTCACCCTCACGTCCTGTTCGCAGTACGCCTGCATCTCAGGGTTCCAAGAGTCGAACCCACCTTCGTACTGTCCCTTGTGGAGGCCCAGACGTTCACCCCAAGCTTCAAGGCTGTGGGAGCCGTAGAGCTTGGGCGTGATGGTCTTGGCTTGGAGGCGAGGAGCGTCTTCGGCCTTTAGGTCACTGTGGAGTAGACGAGAGAGGACGAGGGTGTCGGTGAGCTTCGCGGTGACCTTCAGATTCGGATAGAGCTTCTGGAGGACTGGAAGATCGAAGGCGATGATGTTGTGGCCGATCAACTCGGTGGCAGCTTCCAGTACCTCACGTTCGCCTGAAAGCATCTCAGAGGCATTGCCAGGGTAGGCATAGGACAGCATCTCGCCTGTATCCATGTCTAGGAGTACCAGCGAGTGAAGCTTGTCTACCGTGTCGAGGAACCCGTTGCACTCAATGTCGAACAGGTAGCGGCTCACAGGTTATCCATCTCAGCGAACACACCAGCGTCACCGTAGTAGATCAGCACTTCATTGATGGCTGCGAGTGTCCTGAGGTTGACATTGATGTCACCAATGACCTCTGTGTGGCCTTGGAGTGCGCGGGCAGTGTCCTTGTCCAGAACGTGCAGGATGGTGGTAGCTGCCTTCTTGAGGTCAGCGATGACCATGTCTTCCATGTCAGCAGCGTAAGATGCTTTTGGGGTCTTCATTGCTTATCCCGTTATTAGAAGACGCTCTCAGTGAGGCGTCCGGTTTCTCTTGAGTAGTGCAGCACACCCGCAGACCCACGCTCCCCGGTGAACCTGTTCTTCAGGACCACCAGTTCCGTGGCGTCTCCCATTGGGTCATCCTGCGGCTTCTGGAGGCCTATGACGGCATCAGAAAGCTGGGCGATGGCGTGGGAGCCACGGAGTTGGCCAAGGGCAACCACCGCGCCGTCTTCATGTCCCTTGTCGCCTGAGGGGCGCTTGAGGTGGGACACAAGGAACAGCGTGATGCCTGTCTCTTGGACGAGGGTGCGGAGCTTGGTCATCGCCACGTCGATCATTCGTCGCTCATCGTCCATCTGGAGGCCAGATATGAGGATGCTGAGATGGTCGAGGACGATGTGGGTGCAGTCCATGGCGCGGGCCATGTACCGGATGCGGGCTAGGATGTTGTCCACCTCGGTAGACCCGAAGTGGTCGTAGAGTGCGATGTCGCGCGCGCCGAATAGCTCAGTGAATGCTCCTGCCATCTCCTCAGGCGAGGTGTTGGACAGGTCGCTGTCGATGTTCTTGTTGAGGTGCAGGCCCACCAGGGACCTGACAGTGCGCTTGGTGGTCTCCTCCAGCATCAGCATGCCCACCTTCTTCTGGTGGGTCACATGAAGCTGGTAGGCCAACTCACGCATGAAGGTGGTCTTGCCCAGACCAGAACCTGAGGTAACTGTGTAAAGTGCGGCCGGAAATATTCCGCCCAGCTTGTCGTTGAGACCTGAGAATGGAAAGCTGAGACCCTTGTCATCTGCGACGAGGATAGCGTCCTTGAGGTCTGCGGTGGTCAGGAGGCCATCAGGGCGGTAAGCCTTGGCATTCCAGAAGGCCTGCATAAGCTCCTCTGCCCGTCCAGCCACCAACATCTCATTGGCGTCTTTCAGTGGCAGGGAGGCTATCTTGACCTTGCCTACAGGAAGCAGTTCGGCACACTCAGCCGCAGCCTTCTGCCCCGGCTCGTCCATGTCGAACATGAGGATGACTTCCTCAAAGTTCTGGAAGTAGTCGTAGCGCTTCTTGATGGCCTTGGTGGCACCCTGGGCACCGTTAGGCACCGAGACCACAGGCCACTTGTTGCCCATGCACTGGGACATGGAGAGGGCGTCCAGTTCACCTTCAGTGATGACCAGACGCTTCCCCTTGTTCCACAGCCACTCGCCATACAGGCCCACCTCCTTCGATGAGCCTGTCCAAGTGAACTCCTTGTTGGCGAGACGTATCTTCTGGGCGATGGGCTTGCCCGTAGCATCGCGGTAGTTGGCGATGTGGCAGGGCTTGCCGTTGTACTCGCCTATCTCATAGCCCCAGAGGGCACAGGTAGACTCGTCTAGTCTACGGTTTGGGATTGCTTGAACTCGGCCAGAGACTTTGCCGCCCTGTCCGTCCAGTAGCGGGCGTCCTCCAGCCTTCCCTGCTGCGCTCCCATTGAGGCCAACGTCAGCTTCATCGTGATGTCCCGGCGAGTCTCCGGGTCGAGTAGTTCCACAGGAGAAGCAGTGAGTGTGTCCATCTGAGTAGAGTCCTTTCGCATCGCTTGATCCGCAGTTGTCGCAGGCCTCGTGCCTCAGAAAGACAGAGCCTTCGTGGTCGCTAGTCTGCATACTGTTTCCGTTTGTGGAGGGTTAGGTCGTGAAGATGTCGTGGAGGATGTAGACACACAGGCCCATGCCCACCGCGAGAAGCCCCAAGGGGATCAGTTCAACGGTCATCTCCAGACCCCTTGATCATGTCGCGCTGCTTGCGGGACTCAAGCTTCTGGAGGTTCAGGTCAGCCACCGCCTCAAGAGAGTAGCCAAGGTTGTTGGCGACAAGGGCCACGTGCCAGAGGATGTCCCCAAGCTCCATGATCAGCTTGTCGCGGGCCATGTAGGACATCCCGTAGTCGTAGTTGGTGTAATCGTCCCAGTAGCCATCGTCCTCTCGAAACACGCGCTTCAGGACACCAGCAGCTTCACCAGCTTCCTCAAGGAGGCCGAAGGTGAAGTGCATGAGGTCATCGTTGACTGCGAAGGACTGGGCCTCAGTCTGATATTCGTTGAGTTTCATCACGCACCCCGCAGTTGAACAAAGTCTTCGATGGACAGGTTGTACTGAGTGAGGGCTTCCACCCACTGGGCCAGCGTGAACACCTTGACGGTATCCCGCACCACGCAATGGTCCTTGAACATGACGGTGCCCACGTACATGGCACCCTGATAGCTGAACACGCCGATCATCAGCGTATCCACAAGGAACGGCTCCTGACCCGCATCAGCGCGGGCCTGGTTGATGGCACCCACCAAGACGGTCATGGCCTTCTCGTTGGCCTTGAACACCTTGGCATTGTTCTTGGCCACAGCGTCACCAAGGAAGGCATCCTCGGAGGCGGTGGTGCAGACAGACGCTGCATGGCCCACCACGGGACCCAGGAACGTGAGGGCCGTGGCAAGCATGAGGGATTTGATGAGGGTCTTCATTAGGCAGCTTTCCGTGACTGGAGGTGATAACGGGCATACTTCTTGCCCGCGGCGTCCTGATGCATCGTGGTGGCTACCTTGAAGCCTTCACGACGAAGTTCATGGATGCTTGCAGACAGACGATAGATGCCGTGAACGAGCAGTGCCTCCATAGGAGAGATGGACTGCTTTTCGAGATGCAGGAGGATTTTGCGGGCCTGAGGCTTTAGACGTAGTTCGCGCATGTTTGCTCTCTTTGATCCAAGTTGGGGGGATGACCTTCTCGCACCAGTGGAAGCCATTCTTGTCGGCCCACTGTGCGTACGTAGTCTTGGAGGTCTTGCTGATCTTGGTAGTAGCCCTGTCAAAGACGAAGCGGATGTCGATGGCAGGATTGCTCTTCCTGATACGGAGGTACTTGGCGCGGTCTGAGGGACTGAAGTAGCCCTTCACCTCAAGGATGATGCCGCTGTCCGTGAGGACGAAGTCAGGTAGGTAGTAGGCGGTGCGCTCTATGGAGTAGGCTACCTTGCCGTCCTTAGGCTCATAGGCGTAGGCCACCCCAAGTTCATTGAGGTGGCCCGCAACACGTTCTTCAGACTTGCTTCTGTACCGTCCGACGAGGGTCCGTGGCTTAAAGCGCAGGACCATCAGCGTCTGCGAAGTTGCTCTCGTCTGCAAAGTCATCCGCAGAGAAGCCGCCTTCATCGTCAGCGTCAAAGGCAACCTCGTCAGCCACGATGTTGATGATCTGAACCTGGTTGAGCCAGAGCGAGACACCCTTGTCGTAGACGTTCACTGCACCCGCAATGCGGATGGTGGACCCACCGCGAACCCGGAGGCCTGCGGGGATGCGCTCCATCTTCTTGCCACGGGCATCGATGATGGCGGGCTGGTACTCGGACTTGGCCTTGAAGACATAGTTGCCTTCTTCGTCGATCTTGTAGGGAACCTTGGGGTCCTTGAGCTTCGGCATCTCCTCCTTGATGAGGTCCTGAAGCTGCTTCACCAAGGGCGCTGCGTCCTCCTTGCTGAGGATGATCTGCGTGTCGTACTTACCCGACGAATACTGGTGACCAGTGTCCTTCTCGGTGATGTGCGGATACTTGGCGATACCCTTCGGGGTCTTGAACGGAATCTTCTTTGACATAGTAGCCTTGTAATTTGTTGCTGCTTGTGGAGGGTTTGGAAAAAAGGAAGGGACCCGAAGGTCCCCTCGTTAGTTGATGGCATTCCGCCGTTTCTCAGCGGCCGCAATGTTGACGCCATAGGCCATGGCTCTCATCATGTCCAAGGCGGCTTCATGCGGTATCGATAGGCTGACGGTAGCCTCATCTGGTTCATGACAGACAACCTGAGTGATCTGGATGTCCACCATGCCTTCGATTGGGTTGGAGACAATAAGGTCGTACCCAGTGCCATGTTGGTTGCGGTAGCTAGTGCTGTACTCAAGGTCGCCCTCTTCATTGAGCAGTAGCGTCCCGTTAGGCGAAGGCGTAGTCGGCGTCGAGGATGCAGGCGAGGTCGAGGTTTCCCGTTTTTGGGATGGCGGGGAGCTTCTCTTTCGCGTCGAGGGCGGCATACGTCTGTCTCCTGATCTCTTCGAATGGGCAATATGCTTCGTACATGTTCGCCAGGGACTGCCTGACCGCCACGTACATGGTTTGGGTATCGTTAGGGTGGGCACCAAAGCTGTCGTGGATGAGGGAGAAGTCCTTCACCCCAGCTTCAGCGCAGTCGAGAACACAGAGCATGAGCGCTGCGGAATCGAGTGAATGCACCACGTTGGGGCTCACAGCGTCAGCAGCCTTAGCCTTGTTCACGGAGTCGGTGTCTTCGCGGGTCATCAGTTCGACCTCCCTGTCGTGGAGGAACAACTTGACCCTCTTGGCCTTGTACTCTGGGTACAGGTGGAGGACCGGGAGACCCACAGGGGTCACCCAGACAAGCCCCTTGCCTTCGTGGGCAAGAAGCTGGGCACAGCGGCGGAAGAACGCCATGCCAGTGCAGGCATCTGTCACAATTGTGTTGACAGCATTCCAGATGGCCTTGGCGATGTAGGAGGCAGCGGTGAAGCCACCATCCATCCGCACTTCGCCATCCTTGGTCTCACGGAGCATCTCATAGGGGTGCGTGGTGCGCTTACCCATGAGTATCTCAGTGGCCAAGGGGTTCATTACGTCATCCATGAGTTGCTCACGGAACCCAAACTCCTCGCTGGAATACGCGAAGGTCATGGTGGCCCGCTTGCACAGGCTTCTGGTGACGCCATTCTTGAGGACGATCTGGGCAACCTCGGAACCCTTGAGGACATCCGCTTCCACCGTCTCCTTCACCATGTTGGCTACGGTCTGGTAGAGGTCTGCGGGCTTGTCCGTAGGCATGAGGTTGACCAGAGCCCCTTCCCTCTCAGAGCGCATCATGCAGCTATAGTGCTGAAGGCCTGAGTTGGAGCCATCCATGGCCACTGGGAGGTGACACAGGAAGTTCTCGGGGTCCATGCGGTAGCCGTACCACGCGAGGCAGGCGGCGACGAAGCTGAAGGGCTTGTCGGCCTGCTTCCAGCGGCTGAAGGTGCCCTGAGGGTCCCTGGCGACATCGAAGATAAGCTCCTCGTTGTCAGCCACCCACTGGACGCGGGTGTCGAAGGGCTGCTTGGAGACCTTCTGGAAGTCACCACAGTTGGCAAGGTGGACTGCCAGCCAGTAGACGCCCGCCTCCGTCAGGACGCGGCCCTCAGCGAACTGAAGCTGCGCCTTCACGTAGTCGGCCCTCTGCTGGTTGAAGTGCGGCAGCGGGTAGACCCGCCCCCGGAAGTCCATGTTGTGGGGGATGTAGAACGGGACACCCAAGAGTGCCTTAGCCGTGGTCATGTCCTGAAGCATCACGATGCGCTCAGAGTCGATCCCACGGTTGCGCTGGTGGACCTGGCCCGCCTTGATCCTCCAGCCCTTCTTCGCCTTCTCGTCCAGTGTGGCGTAGTCAGCCGGGAACTGCACCTTGGGGATGTGATGGCGGGGAGGGAAGCTGTCGAGGCTGAGGTTCTGTTCGTAGGCCCACTCAACGATGTCGTGGATGGGGGTGTTGATCATCCAGCGAGTGTTCTGGATGGCATTAAGCGCCTCAAGGCAGTGAGACATGGTCCCGTCCTTGATGGCCTTCTCAACGATGGCAATGTGCTTCTTCTTGCGGGTACGGACGAGGGTGACCGTGCGGGCCACCTTCGGGTTATGGTAGCAGCCATTCCAGAAGCCCACCCAGGGTTTGGGAGGAAGGGTCATGGGCTTGTAGGCAGGATGCATCCAAGACTGGACCTCACGGAGTTCCAGCAGTTCCTGAGACACCTCAGGGGTGAGGGTCAGGTAGTTGTGGGCGGTGGTCTTGGTCTTGTGCAGTGTACACTGGAACACCTCAGGAACAGCATTCAGGATGCAGTCCATGACAAAGCCGCCAACCTTGACCTTCTCCTCGTCGCTGAGGATAGACGAAATGTGACCCTCAGTCTTCGCAGTGGCCTTCACAGCCTTCCGGCGATACTGGAGGTTCCCGTGGTTACGGGTAGCCTTCTGGACGATACGCTTGGCCAGCTTCGGGTCTGTCTTGTAGAGCTTTGCTGCCCACAGTTCGTCATCGATTGCGGCCCCTATGATGTGACACATGGAGGACATTGTCTTCAGTTGGGAGATAACCCTGAAGGCACAGGAGAGGCCTGCAAGGGCTATCAGGTCTGGGTCTAGGTTCTTGATCAACTGATAGGCCAAACTGTGTCTTCCCTTACGCTCCTCCTCAAATTTCATCCTTACGTGGAGGGATACCTTGGGGAGGGTCTCCTTCAATACACGCCTCAAGTCAGCTCTTTCAAGCGGAACTTTTCTGCTTGAGGAAGCTTCCAGCGACTTAAGGTAACGCTTAGAGCCGTCTTCCAGTGCTTTGAGTTCTAACGATTCTTCGAGTTCTGTCTGCATCGGCTCCTCGGTAAACTGTTGCGACTTGAGGCTGGTCTCTGCGAAGTCTCCCCAAAAGGGGGGTGTCTGAAGCACTTTATCGTTTCCTTTCTGGGTCTTAGAGGCCAATAAGGAATTTGGCTGGCTTACCCTGACGTCATCACCTTGCGGCAACCATTTTCATTTAGGGAAAGTCCCCCAGATTTGCAAGTGAAATACGTAGGTATTTTTTATTCGGACTCTTTACGTCACCCTGCGCCACAGGGGGTCCAGAAAGCAGCTTGGGGACAGTCACCGCCAGGCAACCATCCCCAATAGAACACTCTAAGTCACTGAAGTTAAACGCTCAT